TTGACGGTCAAGACCGTATCACCGACCTGAGTGACATGGAGTGTCGTTGACGGGGATGCCGTCCCAACACCAACCCGATTGTTCGTGCTGTCCACATAGAGGGTGTTGGTGTCTACGGTCAGGCCAGCAAACGATGGGCTGTCGGTCGTTGCAACGCCTTGGTTCAGCGCCTTCACGGATGCCTCAGAGGTCAATTCGCTGTCCATCAGCGCTCCAGCGGCGGTGACGTTGGCCGTATCGGTTATGTCAGCGCCAGCCTCAATGCCATCCAGCTTCGTGCCATCAGCGGCCACATCACGGCCATCCACAGTGCCTGTGACAGTGATGCTGCCAAACGAGGGGCTGTCGTTGGGCTGCACTGCGCTGTCGGCTAGAGCGCCCTGCGCCGCCGTGGCGTAGTCAGTGCTGGCTGTGGTGGCGGCTGTGCCGAGGCCGAGCGTCGTGCGGGCCGTGGCGGCGTCCGCATCGTCGATGAGCGTAGCGCCAAAAGCCGAGACACTGCTCGTCTCGACCTTATCGGTGTTCAGGTTGTTGAAGTTGGCGTCAACCTCGTTGTGGGTAAGCGGCGAGCCTTTGCCAGCCCGTGTTACAATGGTCGCCATCTACGCACCTCAGTCCAGAGTGATGTCCACGTCGCCAGCGGGGAAGCGCAGCACGTCGTCGGTCGTGATCGTCTTGGCTGCCGCGAGGGCCGCGTAGGCGATCTGATTTCCGCCCGTAGAGGCGTCGAAAACAGCGACGTGAGAGATCGTCCCCCACGATCCGGCGGCCACGTCAAACTCGACGGCGGCGCTGTTGGTCGCCAAGTTGCCGCTGACGGTAAACGCCACGGACTTGCGGGCGTAGCCGCTGCCGCTGATCTCGGTCGCGCCGGAGCCGTCCTCGTCGGGGTTGGCCGTGAAGAGGCCAAGATACCAAGCGGTCGGGCGGGTGACGGCGTCAGCCGTGAATGTCCACGTTAGAACATTTGTTTCATAGGTGTTGGAGAAGCTCATTGGCCATCCTCTTGCAGTATGGCCGCAAGGTCGGCGGCCTCGTTTTCAGTGCTGAACTCACTTACGGGGAAGTATATCATCCGCTTCTCCCCGATGCTACATGGCCGCAGCACCCTGACCAAGCCGACATCCAGCGCGGCGAACACGAACAGGTCAGCCCTCGAGCCGCCGATCATAAAGCCATACGTCCCGCTATGCTTCGGGGCTGACGCCGTCTTCACCTCAACGCGCAGCATCTTGCCGCTGGGCAGTATGGCGATCAGGTCGAAGGCGGCGTCGTGGTGGTGGACCTCAACGCCAGCCATTTGCAGCTTGTAGGCCGCGAAAAACTCACCGGCCCTCCCCACTTGGGTTGACCGGCGATCCCTCACGCCATCGCTCGCGGTCTCATTCGGATCGACGACGACCCGATGCTGGCGCGGTCGCTCTGGACGCTGAGAGCGTCAAGCGCCTGCCGGTATAGGCTGCCCCACACCGAGATCCGCTCGTCATCCTTCAGATACGGCGCAGCCTGCATGAGAGCGCCGTAGAGATACAGGTCGGGGGCGTCGTCAAGCAGCCAGTTGCTGGCCACGCTCGCAGACAGCGCGGGGATTTTGGCGTAATAGGTCAACTCGCCCTCGTATGTCCCGTCCGGCGCTGGCACGACCTGAAACTCCTCGCCAACCATCGTGAAGAACAGCGGGCGGCGGTTCGACGAGTGCCACGCAAGCTCCTCGGCGGCCTGATCCGGCGTCACATATTCCAGCGTCGTGATCGGCGACGTGTTAAGCTGAAAGCGGATGTTTTGCAGCCAGTCGGCGGGGATCGCCGAGTAGCCGCTGTCGATCTCGGCGGTCGCCCGCTTCATCATGCGGTAGTCGCGGATTTCGCGCTGAAACTGGCTCTCGGCCAGCGAGATAAACGTCGGGATGACCGAGGTCAGGTCATCGCGCAGGAGCCAGTCGGCAATGGCCGCCTTTAGCTCGGTGTATGTGGTGATGCTCATAGCGTCCCGCCTCGTGTTCTGAACGCCCTATTGTCGGGGTCGTTCAACCATTTCTTCAGCGCCGCTGGATCGTCAGCAATGCCGCGCCGCTTGAGGTCATAATACACGCTGAGTGGGATCGACGCCACACGAGCCAAGTCGCCGTATTTGGCCTTGCTGTCGATGTCGGCGTAGCTGCGCTTGTTGACGTTGGCGATGCTGGAGACATCTTGCACGGTCTCAATCGCGAACTCGCCGTTTTCCTTCATGTGCCAGTAGCGGGTGATGCCGGTCTCTGGGTCTACGTCGAAAATTCTCTTAGCCACTAATATGCCTCCATGTTCTGCCTATCCTGACGCTGCGAATGCAGTTAGGGCCAACGCCTATCTCGCGCCCAAGCTGGGCGTTCGACTTGTCTGGACTTGACCGAATGTATAGCACGTCCTGTTCGGTGAGAATAGATTTGCCATTCCCTTCTCCGGTCGGGGCAACAATCACCCTGCGGCCCTTGGCGTCCATGTCCGCCATGTTGTCCTTGTATGATCCAACCGAAAGGTGGTCTGGGTTCACGCACGCTCGATTGTCGCAGGCGTGCATGACGACCATGCCCTCAGGTATAGGTCCGTGATGCAATTCATACGAGGTGCGATGTGCGGAGAGTGATCGGCCGCCCTTGCCGCCTTCCGATATTTGCCCGTATCCGTTTGGCCGCTTTCCGCCAAGCCATTCCCAACATCCATCCGACTTTTGGACCTTGGCCCAGAACCGCCTCTCTAGAGACCCATGATTCCGCTTTCCGCCGCTCGGCGAGCCGTATTTCTTGAGTCTCAAATAGTGCTTGTTGCAATAACCAAAGGCTCTGATCTCTCCGGTGCAGCCGTCGTGCTTGCAGTATTCCATGAATAAGCCCCCTGCCATGTGACAAGGGGCTTATCCCATTTTATGCGCTAGGTGTCAAGTCTAGCTTAGGCCGTGGTAAGGTCCGCTATGAGACCATGCGCGGCCTCGTTGGAGACCTCCAGACCGCCTTCCCAGATCAGCATCGCCTTGGAGGCGTCGCCGGTCTTGGCGAGGTCGACCTTCTGGATCGGACGCAGGTTGCAGACCGCAGCCATCTCGGTGTCGAGAACCCAAGCGTCGCGAGCGCGCTGGAAGCGGTTCGGGACGACCGACAGGGTGCCGAAGTCCGACATATATACGTCGGCAGCGCCGATGATGGTGGTCGGGCCGTCAGCCGGAGCCATGTAGCGCTGGGCAGCGATACCAGCAAAGCCGGAGACCTTCTGCTTGTTGAACGCGCCGACCATGAGGACGGACGGGTTGCCGCCAGCCGTCCAAACGGACGACATGACCGACTTCAGCATATCCTCGGTGAAGGCGCGCTGGGTGCCGTCGGTGCGGGCGTCCGAGCCGTCGCCGGTCGGGGAAGCGCCGTCACCAGCGAGGTCGTCGTTGGTGGCGATCCAAGCGCCGAGACCAGCGGTCTCGGGAGCAGTGCCGGTGCCGCCAGCAACGCGAGCGTTGTTGTCGGTCAGGACGGCTTCGATGTCGCGCTTGAGTTCCTTGCCGCGCTTGGCGATTTGGTAGCTCAGTTCGGAATCGCGCCCTGCCTTGTCGACAGCCTCGAGGTTGTCGGCAACGATCACGGTGCGGCGCAGGATGTGGGTGTAGTTGCCCACGCGAGTGGTGGCCGAGGTCGAGTCAAACGACGAAACGTCATCGCCGGAGATGCGGGCGGTGGCGTCAGCGGCAGCGAGGCTATCCTTCTGCCATTCAAAGTAGGTGTTCGACACCGACTTCGAGCCGACATTCGACTGGAACGGGGTTTCTTCGGGCGAGATGTTCGCGATCACGTCGGAGAGCGACTCGCGGATGCCCTTCGCATCGAAATGCGTAAAGGTGTTGGTTACGATGGCCATGATGGCTCCTCACAGTTTCCCTGCGAGGAGCCTATGTCCTCACAGGAGGGTTTTGATTGCAGCCGCGGCGTCAGACACGCGGCCAGATTGCTTCAGGCGTTGCTGCGCCGTTTCAAATGCGCCCTTGGGCCGTGACTGTGTCCCGCGAGAGCCTGCCTTCATCACCTTCGGTCCAGACTTGTTCCCACCGGCTTGCGCCTTGCGAACATTTGTCTGACCGCGCTCGTAAAGCATTGCGTTGCGGGCCAGTGCCACCAGTGACGCGCTGTTGATTGCGTCAACGTCCTGCGTGGAGAACCCCTTACCCAGAAGAAACTCGCGAACCTCCTTGGCTTCCTTCGCCATCGTGTTCGTGTCCTTCCACGCGGGGATAAGCTCCGGCAGTCGCTGCTCTTCAGCGGCGCGATACCGTGCCATTTCCTCTTGAGCGCGGCTCTGCTGGATCGCTGCCAGTCGCTGCTGCTCCGCCTCGACAGCTTGAAGCTGTTGCTGGCGCATTTCAGCGGCCTTCTTCCACTGGCGTTCCAGTTTCATCGCCTCGGTGGGGTTCTGCTGATACAGGCTATCCCAGTCCGGCTCATTGCTGAGTTGCTGCTCAATCTGCTGCCGGAGTGCGGGCAGGAGTTGGGCATATTGGGCGCGTTCTGCGTCGATCTCAGCCTGATGCGCCTCAAACGCCTTGCGTCTTTCGGCCAGTTCTTGAGACTTCCGCGTGTAGTCCTGCTGCCGCGAATACCCGTTCAGAAGCTCATCTTCCGTGACCTCGATCTCTTGGCCGTTTATCTTCACTCGGAAGGTTCGGCCCTCTTCGGGTTGGAAGTCAGTTTCGTCTTCGTAGCCTTCGCCATCATCAGGCTCCTCGGCAGCTTCCGCCTCGACGGCTTCTTCTGCTTCGGTGTTGAGGGTTTGATCCTCGGACGCATCAGCGGCTGAAGCATTTTCCTCGGGCGAGGGTGCCATCATTGCCCTGATCTGTTCTTGTGCGCTCCGCAGGTCGGTCCCCATTGGGCTGCCGGTGTCTGCCATTGCTGGTCTCCATTATATGATTAGCCCTTGCGCTGTGCAACGGCTCCGCCATCAATCAGCGATTGCAGCTTGATGCGGAGCGCGTCCACGCCAGCCAGTCGGGCGTGGAGCATGATAAGCTCCGTTGTGTTTCCCGCATTTGCTGCTCGGAATGCCTCGAATATCTCGGCCTCCATTTCGACGAGGAAGCGGGATAAATCCCCGTCGTCCTTGAGGCGGGCCGCAGCCCGCGCATCTGCGATGATCTGGTCCGTAGTCTTACTGGCCACTCACGGCACCCTTGATCAGATCGGATTGAGCCTTGAACGTCTCGCGATCCAGCGCCGTCTCGCGCTTGATCTCCTCGACGCGGAGTTGGGTGCCATACTTGGCCTTGAACTCCTCGGCGGCGACGTAGAGGTCCATCTCCATCTTGTCGCGGGAGAGGTTGTCCTCCATCATCATCTTCTCGCGCTGAATCTGAAGCTCTGCGGCTTTCTTCTGCATATCCGCCTGTATCTGCTGGATTTGCAGGGCGATCAGTTGCTCGTTGATGTCGGGCTGCTTCGGCTCCTGCGGCGGCGACTGGAATTGCGCCGGATCGCTCCAGAAGCGGTCAGCGTCCTTGAAGCCCGCGAGCTTCGTCATCTCGGTGAGCGTATTGTAGAGCTTGCCCATATCGGTCAGCGGATTGACCGGACCCATCGTGGCTATAGCCTCCTTCTGCATCTCGCCGATCTGGCGCAGCATCATCATGCGCTCATTGTCGCTGCCACGGCCAAGGGCCACGTTGATGCTCACGTCCATCGTGGCGTCCCACCAGCGCGGGTCGATGGGCACAAACTCATTGCGAAGCCGAACCATGCGCGGCTGGTCCTGATGCTTGCACACGAGGCGCAGGATACCACGGAACAGGTCGCGCATACCCGTCTCTGCGAAGATGCGGGCGATCATCTCAATGTGCTGCGCGGCGGCGTTGACGGTCGCGTTGACGGCGGAGGCTGTCGACGACTGCAATGCGTCAGCGTCCAAGCCCGCAGCGGCCTTCGAGATGCCGGTGCGCGACTGCTTGGTCTCGTCCATGTATTGCAGCACGGGGAACGCCTGCTGGCCGACAAACGGCATGGCAATCGGCTGCACCTGACCGGCGGAGCGCTGGCGGATGATGCCACCGACCTCGGTGTTCATCACGTCCTGCAAGTTGACCTGACCCTCGGTGATCGCAATGCGGGGGTGGATCGCCATCGCCAAGCTGTCGAGGGTGTTCCGCATGATCACGGACTTGATGCGCTGGATGTCCATGACGACATCAGCGGACGAGATGCCGAAGAACTCGTG